ATTACATCCGCGCTGGACACTGTCGGTTGCCGCCTTGCGCGTAGCGGGTCCCCAGTATCCGTCTGTCTTGAGTCCGGCACCGCGGGCATTGTAAAACTGCTGTGCGGTACAGATGATGGCGCTTCTGCCACCACTGGATGCGGCCGCTGCAGCAGTGGGCGTTACCGACATTGTGGGCACTGCCGCATCTCCGCCCAGGGCTTTAATAATCTCTGCAAAAGGGAATTGCCCGCCCGGGCAGTTCGGCTTTTCGCGCGGCGATATCTGATAATGTCCAACAATATGCTGCCGGTCCAGTGGGATAGTAGTGCCATAGATGCGTTGGACCTCACTCCTAATGTATCGGATAAGTTCGGTAGTCGTCGCTTCCTGTGCATCTGTCAGCGCACCATGCGTCTGGCTGTACATTCCCTCGTGCTCAATGCTGATGGTATAGCAGTTGGCATTCGTGCCTCTGCTGCGTACCAGCGGCAGTGTGGATGTACTGTAGTGGTAGGCATGTCCAGCAGTAACGCTTGTCCCATTGCACCACGCGCCGTTACGGATATCCACTAGTTGCGTAACGCGCCCGTCTCGTGCCACCACAAAGTGGGCGCTTGCCTGTGACTGTGGATTGCACAGCCAACTAACAGCGCCGCTGTAACTGCCGTCTGTGATGTGGCAGACAATCATATCTGGCTTCCAGCCTCTGCGGCCATCCCAATGATTTGGGCTATTTTCATGTGTGATATTCATTTTTATGCACCTCTTGTAACTCATTTATTTTCTGGCGGCATTCGGCGCGCTTTTTTAGCACCTCTGCGTAGTCCTCGTCCAACTCCCCGCCGGTGTACATTGCTTCCGCCATTTTTGCCGCAACATAATCGGTTTGCAGCAGGTAAGTTTGGTAATACGCAAGCTGTGCATCGGCGCCGTCACTGCCAAACTGTGTGCAAAACTCATCCAACCCCTGTATAACGTCTGTCATAATCTCCATCACCTCACGTTGGTTCATAACCGCTAATTACCTTGCCAATCACCCGCCAACGCAGTGTTACCGCGATGCTCGTTTTCATACCAGAAATACATCTGAATTTGATTTTCGATGACACTTTGCTGTTTTCAGCTGTATTCTCAATTTCACAGTTACCGCCAAACAGGATGCCGGAGCTTGAAAAAGCAATATTTGCATAATAATCATTTGCGTTTTGGATGGGATAGGGCAGAGCAATCGCGGTGTCGTTTGTGTCCGGATGCCAATAGAATGGGCCAGAAGAAGTGGGGTAGGGGGAAGTAAAAGCGATATCTTCCCGGTAAATACCCCACATCTCGATGATGCCGGTTACCTTGTCAAATTTATAGTGTGCCTTGCCGTCTGCAAAGTCACCCTCAACTGCACAGGCGTTATTCCACTTGCCGCGTTCATCCGCGGTGATATGGGTATTGGTATTGTCCGAGTGTGCTTTAAAAGTATCGTACGCGGCTATACCACCAGCAACATCCTTCTGTGATTCGATAATACTTTTGGCATGGCTGTCCATGTCGTTTACCGCATTGTTTGCTGTATTTGCGGCTGAAATAGCCTCATCAGTGGCGTTTTGTACCGCCGCTATAGACCCCATAGCATCCACAAGGCCAACATATGCTGATGTTGAGACAAGCGTTTTTTCCATATCGTTGTTGGCAATCACCAAACTAAGCCCAACCGCTTTCAGCGCATTGCTGTCTGGGCCGATGATGGCCACCGTGCAGGCAGCCGTTCCACCAGCTGTCAGTGCCTGGTCCGGTAATATGTAGATGATTGTGTTGCCAATCGGATCTGTAATGTCACCTTCGATAAACACCTGTGTTCTGTCTGGCTTGTCAATGAGCAGTTTTGCCCGGCAGCCGGTTAAATCCAAAGGCACTTCTATTGTTGCGGTTTGCCCATTTTCTTCGATTTCTTTTTCTTCTACCAGGTGGATTGTAAGTTTGCGGCTGCCTGATTCACCCTGCACGGCATAGCTGGTTTCGCAGTTCGTTTCTGATACGGTTAGAGTCTTTTCAGAATCTGTCATTTTATTACTCCTATCTCCAAGTTCCCCAAATGTTGTAGTAATACACACACCAGAGGTCCGTCACTTTGGTGGGCGAAATGACCGAAAAATCCAGTGTCTGCGCATCTGACAAATAGGCATTAGCTGTGTACAATATGCCCGGGGACCGTAGACCAACCATGCAGACCGCATCAGAGCTTCCGTCGCTGAAAACAGTTTTAAGATTAAAAGATACAGGCAATGTAATCTGATAGTGGGTATAGATGTACAATGGCCCATAAGCGTTTGATACTGTTTGGTGCCCTGTATGATATCCTACAAGGTGCATCATGCCATTGTCCCATTTCGTCCAGTGGTTCCGCCCGCTGCTATCTGTATTACACTCAAAAGCTACAGCACCCACATCTGACGCTGACAGCACAATATTTGCTGACAGCCGATGTCCGTTTATTGTGCGGGTAGAGAGGACAGGAGTATCTCCATTCAGCGTGTTACAGCGTAAGTTCGAGAACACTGCACCATCGTTAAATTCTGCCGGCAGCCCAACCTGAAGGGCGTCCTTAGTCGATACCTGTCCTATACCAATGCCGTGCCCATCTGCGTTAAAGTTGAGCAGGCTAAAAGACGGACCGACGGTTTGGTACTGATAGTTCGTTGTAAAGTAATCGGTCACGGCTATACGGAACTGATACTTGCTGTCAACGCTGTATCCGGATGATACAGGGGCCTCGGTAACGGTCGTATCCGTATAGGTGTTAAGCGTTGTCCATGTATCGCCGTCCAGCCGCTGCAATTGAATGGTTGTTCTCCCTTCCATGATTGCATCCGTATGCGCCGTAAATGCGTTGACGATGTAAGTCCCGCTGTCGTTTGCGGTCCCATCAGCGTTGCAGCGGTAGGCGCTGTACGCCGTTATCTGCGGCGGCGTGTACGCTGTAACAGCAATCGTTTTGCTGGCCGTTGCCATGCGCCCGCGGCTGTCGGTAACCGATGCGGTTATCATAATGCTGCCAGAATTACGCAGCGTGGATGTTGTAACGGCTTGCCCGCTATAGGCAGTGCCGTCTACTGTAACGCTGCAGCTGGTCACTGCAGAGCCATAAACACCGCTTGCACTGACGCTTATATCAAGTGCTGACTCGTTTTGTATGTATCCACCAAAGGCCGCCGCGACCCCCGCTACTGTGTCCGAATCATCTATGCTTAAAATCTCCGGCACAATACTGTCTGGCACAGTCACGTCCAGACGTACAATCTCCTGCCCTATCTGCGTACTGCCGTTATAAGTTGTACAGCGTATCTGCATCCAGCTTTTGGTTTGGGATGGGATGCGGGACATCAGAGCGGCCGGGACGGTCCATACATAGGATGATTTCACATCTGCTGCAAGCGTTTCCCAGCTTGTTACAAATGCATAATCAAGTGTATGTGTAAAGGCGCTCGACGCTCCGGGGGTAGAAATTGTAACTGCATCCCCGATTTTTACACTTGAACAAGATAATGAAGGTGTCGTTGCGCGTGGAATAGAGGGCGCTGTAACTGACCCTGACTTTGATACTGTACCGATATAGTGTCCCGCATATGTAATATTGATATCCTGCGAAAAGGAAAACCCAATGGTCTTGTTGCCGTCGGCGTTGTGCGGGACCTCAATATTGTTAAGTGCTTTGAGCGTTGTTGTGCCCGCTCCTCCGCCGACGGAAGTGCCTCCCGCAAACACGCAGCTGCCGTTGATATACATTTTGCCGGTAGCATTTATAGCGCTAATTGAGTACGACCTGTATATTACTAAGTTTGCATCCCAGTAACTGCAATTGTTGGTTGTGTCACTGTATTTGTAGTACATGTCCATGCCTACCCAGCCAAAGGCTGTGTCAGCACGGATTGATGCTGTTGCCATTAAGTCACCTTCTTAAAATCCAGGCTGCCGTTCAAACGCGGTGCAAAAGCAAAATTCCCCAGTCTGATGCTTGTCGGCACGTGCAGCTTTGAGCCGCTGAAATAAGCAATCTCAGCCCCGGCCTGTCGGAATGAGATGCGGTCAGCGCCAATTGAGAGTGTAATTTCGTTGCCGCTCTCGCCAAGCAGGATTTTCCCGTCTTGAAACCGGATGTACTTGCTGATAGTTGCAAACTGGCTGTTTGCGCTGCTGGATAGGTCATTTATCTGCTTTTGGCTGTGTGCAAAATCCAGCTCGTAGCCGTCCGTCAGGTCTTTAATCGACTTTGTGATTATATCCTGCGCACCGGACAAGTCTGTTTGTGTCGCATAGGTTTTAGAGACTGTATCCAGCACATCATCTCTCGTGCCCGTGATGGCCTGTGTCATATCCGTTCGTACGTTTGCTGCGTCCGATTTCGCATCGTCAGCTGCTGACTGTGCCGCTTGCGCTGTGGTTCCGGCTGCCTGCGCCTTATTGTAGGCCGCTTTGGCTGCCTCGTAGCTACTGGACAGAGACACCGTGCTGTATGCATAAGTGCCATCACTGTATATGGTCAAATCAACGGTATATAGGTTGTTAGTGCTGTCCGATGTGTAGCTCGGCTCTGCATCCGTCCAGCCTCCACCAGGAGGTTTGGCTGATGGTTTTGTGGGCTTAGCCAACGTGGACGATTGCAGAAGATAATAGCGATAGGTGGCCTGCACATCTATGACACAGGATAGAGTAATCAATGCGCTCGCCTGAATCGCCATATTATGCCTCCAACTGCGCTACGTAGGACGCTTTGCTGCTCACGTCCCCAGCGCCAATTGTCAGCGTCTGACCGGTGGCGGTTGCTGTGGTGCTGCTGTCCTTATACCACTTGATGGTACCGAGCGCGGTCAGCGCGGTGCCGGTCACCTCGACGCCCGCCTGATACACATGGGCAGTCAGAACCGTAGAAATTAGAGCGTTTTTAAAAATTGTGCCATTGCTGGAAGTGATGCTTAGCGTAATCGCGTTTGCACCTTTGTCCCCCGTATCGCCCTTGTCGCCTTTCGCACCGGTTGTGCCGGTATAGGCAATTGCGTATGTGAAATCCTTGTTGATTGTGACGTCGTTAATATGCACAGGGATGGTGACTTTGCCCGCCGCCGTAACGGAGCCATTAACCGTAATCGTCACAGTGGGCGCGGTTTCATCAGTGTCTACCGATACAGTTACGTTGGTGTCTGACTTGGTAATATCAGATGCAGCAACACTGGCCGCAACCTGTGATGCACCCTGCATGGCGATGACCTGAGTTGTCGCGCTGCCCGGTTTAGCCGCGCTAACCGTACCCGGGAAAGTGTGGGACTCATTTGTTAAAATAACGCTGTAGGCATCAGTTACGTCTACGATACTGATTTGGTCAGATGATTTAATAGCCATAGTTATAACCTCATTTTAAATAATTAAATTACATTTAAATACCGCTTTAGCATCTACATCACTGGGGGATAATGATAATTCAAACCCATTTTCCGTAATCCTTGCATCATTTGACAGCAGCGAAAAATAATTGTCTCCCATTTTTTTGCAGGACCATTCGAGATATGCGCTTTCTCCGATTACCGCATGCATTGTGTCTGCATCAGTTATTCTCTCATCTCCTTTATAGATTACCGCAAGTAATGTTGTGGACTCTTTGCTGTTTTTTTTGAAGACTGTGCCCCTCGAAGATTCAATGCGCAGTGTAACAGCATCTTCCCCTTTAGCACCCTGTATTTTGCTCCATTTGTATGCGGAAGGGTCTGTGCTGTCCTGTTCTACAAAATCCGTATACTGGCCGATGTAGGTCTTGCCGCCACTTACAGACACGTCAAAACCTTGTGTGCCATCCGCACTGGTGGCATAGGCAATGTGCAGGTAACTTGTCTGTCCATCTGCGCCAGGGGCGCCCGGCTGGCCATTATCTCCTGTATTTCGTAGGCAAACGGGGTCCGTTTCCGACTCAGTGCCATCGTTGAGGACGGTAATGCGCTTGCTCCAGATGTAGGTGTTATCTACCCATGCAGGGCAGTCTTTTGACCACTCACCACCAGAAAGTACAGTATAAGACGTGCTCTGATAATACCAATCCTCCATATAAGATATAGAACTGTCCGCAGTAGCTTTAATATCCGGCAGATAGCTGTCCGTCCCGTCTGCATTATGTACTGCCACACGGCTGCCCTGGATGTTCCGCAGGCTGTCTGTGGCCTGCTCAACTACTTCCGCTGCATCCGATACGCGCAAAATGATGTCGTCAAGGCTGGCAATCTTGTTTGACAGCTCCACTGTCGTGCGCTCTGGTTCATCAAAATACCTGTCAATTTTTACAATACGCTGTTTTGTTCGCGTGCTGGTCGGCTGGCTGACAAGCGTCACCGTGTCGCCCAGTTCAAAACCAAGAGATGCCCAGGTGGGGGAGATATTCGCAAGGTCAACGATAGTTGCGCTGTAGGACCGCTGCGGGGTAGAGAGGTACTCCAACCGTGCTTTTGCGTCCTCCAACAGGTCGGCACGATTGGTGTAGCGGTTGTCTATCCAGTAGGCGGCTACAACTTTGTCGCTGTATTGAAAATTATCGATGTAATCCTTGCCGTTGTTGAGTTCGCGAACAGAAAGCCCACCTTTACCGTATGGGTAGAGCCGGGTGGCGTAGTCCCGGCTGTTACCCTGTATTTGTAGTTCCTTAAGATTTAACTGGTCAATAAAGTAGCTTCCGACGTCTTTTCCTACATTTTCGTAGATATAAACAACGCGGTGAATTGTGTCAAATTTAATCTCTGCGTCGTAAATAGAACAGATTTCTTCCAGGCATTCAAATACCGTAGCCGTCTGCTTCGCCGGGCTGCGGTACTTGTCCACATGGCATACAACGCCCCATCCGGTGTCTTGCAGGACCATCTGCGCGGCTTGTTTGCACTTGATACGCGTCGGCTCAAAGTCCGCGACCAAGATGCCCTTCAGTGGCTCAACATTCTGGTCACACACATACTCTGCGTAGGTGGCACCGTTGGATGAAGTCTGCAAATTAATTTCCTTGACCACAAACTCTGCAGATTCCGTACGGACGTACTTTTCGTAATCAATCCCGTTATCGGTATCACGCGGGTACTTAAAATGTAACTGGTCTAAGATGATCTTTTTGCGAGACAGTTCTTGCGTGATGTGCAGGTCAGAGTATGCCGTCAGTGACTTTTCCTTGTTGTGGTTTTTGTCATAAAGGATCAGCATAGGGCACCCCTCCTTTTTTTACATATAAAATGGCAGAAAAGTAACCGCAAGAGTGCAATCTTGGTCTGACAGTGATACAAAGTTTTCTCCGGGTTTTACCGTTGGGAAGGACCAGAGCTCGCAGTCCTTAAACTTATTCTGGCCGTTTTGGGTGACAGTGCAGCTTCCACCATCAATTACAACTTTTGTGCCTTTTAATAGATTACTTATCTGGATGACTTTGTCGGTCAGCCCGGAAACCAGCAGCTGGTTCAATGCCTTTTTCGGTGTGATGCTGATGGTCGCCGGGCTTTTTAGGTTTCCATGATTATAAAAAGAGAGGGACCCCGTGGACTGATAGGCTTCAGTCAGGCCGCAACAATACCCCTTTAACTGATATTCGATGTCGTAGAACCCTTTTGCAATTCGGCTTGGTTCGCCTTTGCCAGTCAGGATGCACTTGTAAAACCGGTTATATAGGTCAAATTTAATCGTGCACCGCATCAACTGCTCTGTCAGCTTAGAGATGTCAACTGCGGCCGCGTTGTCTGTGCGATCAATCACGCTAACCGTAAAAGACAGCTGTTTAAAAGTTGTGCTGCTGCCGTAAAATTGCGGAACGGTTGACCGGCGCAGCCAGTCATAATACTGTGTAACTTCTGGAGTTGTGATGATAAGGTCGTTTTGCAGCCTTGCATGATATTCCCTTAGTTCGTGACCGTTTATGTTCATCACTGTTTCCTCCTAATCAGCAGTGCCGCCTGGTTCATGAAATAGTTTATGTCAGATTTGTTTCCGAAGCTATAATTCCCCTTGAACACAATAGGGGACGTTGTAACGGATTTATCTATCGTCGTATAGGTTCCACCGGAATACCCGATCCCGACGCGCGCAGCTTTTGCCTGCTCTACTTCAATCGTTGCTCTGGCACTTTCCATAAGGGAGGCAGCCTGCTGCCTCATTTTTCGGATAGTATCCGGCATAGCCGCGTCAATACCAACGTTGATGCCGGGCGGGATAAATTTGCCGACTTCATCGGCAAACAGTTTGGATGGGGAATGAATCCCCAGGGCGGCTTTCATACCGCTTAGGATTCCTGAGGCAAACCCTTTTACTTTCCCCGCCAGCCAACCGGCGGCACCGCTGATGCCGTTCCAAATTCCGCGCACAATATTGCTGCCGATGTCCATCACTGCTCTTGGAAGTCCCTTAATCCCATTTACCACGGAATCAAAGAGCTGCTTTGCGGCGGCAGCACCTTTGCTGGCCATACTGCCGCCCCAAGCGCCGATTTTCCCGATGACACTTGAGAGAAATCCCCAAATCCTTCCGGGAAGTTGCTGAAACCATCCGACAACAGCGCTGATGGTACGCGATGAAGCGGCAGAAGCGGAAGCATACATACTGCTCCCCCATGCAGAAATGCGCTGGATTGTGTTCACAAGCCATGCCCAGATGCGTCCGGGCAGCTTTGCAAACCAGTTGATAACTGCGCTGATGGCGTGAGACGCAGCAGCATTGGCGGAGGCATACATATTTTGGCCCCAAGTCACAATATTTGTTACCGTGTTGACCAGCCATGCCCAGATGCGGCCAGGCAGTTGTGCAAACCAGTTAACGATACCCGTGATAATTTGCGGCAGCTGTGTTGTTACCCAATTCCAAATGTTTATGCCAAAGTTGATGATAGAGCCAAGCGCAAGCCCAAGCGCGTAGCCAATCAAATATGGCAACTGTGCAAACCACTGCCCAACGGCTGTTATTGCTGTGGGGATTGTAACGGTAAAGAAACCAACAATCTCATTCCAACAGGTTGTGAAAAACTGCCCTACTTGTGTCCATAGACCGTTCCACCAGGCAGGGACCGCATTGAAAATTGCAACCAGGCTGTTCCATGCACCGGGAATAGTAACCGTGAAGAAGCTGCAAATAGCGCCCCACACCGTTTGCACAGCACCGGAAATGGCGTTCCACGTGCCAATCACGGCATTTCGGAAGCCTTCATTTGTATTCCAAAGATATATGATTGCCGCTACCACCGCGGTAATGGCAGCAATGACAAGGATGAATGGGTTTGCGGCGATGAAGGCGCCAATCTTCTGCAGACCGCTCCAAAGAGTTGTACCAATAGTCTGCGCAAGCGTTCCGATCCCGGATTTTGCATTGTCAAAAGCGCCCGGAATTTTCTTAATTTCTTTGATGATTCCACTTACCGGGCCTTTGAATTTTTCGACACTCAGCGCCGCGAGAACCGCTCCAACAAGGGGCACTTCCGCCGGGTGCTGGGCTTGAAGCCCGCTGAAAAATGCTTTTGCGAGGGACACGGCCGCATTTGCAAGAGCTGGGGCCGCCTGAATAAGTCCCTGCACCAGCGCGGTGATGATTTTTACCGCCGCATCCGCTATCGGCTGCGGATTCGCTGCGAGGTCGTTTGCAAGCGCGGTGATAATATCGGCGGCTGTCAGGATGAGCTGCGGAAGCACCGTTCCGATGCCTTCCGCAAGGGATGTGATAATCTGGCTTGCCGCCGCAGTAATCTGTGGCAAGTTTTGTTGAATACCGAGTAAAAAAGATTGAATAAGAGACACCGCCATATTAATAATGCCGGGTGCCTGTTGCGCGACCGCCGTAAACGCCTGCGACAGAACGGTTCCAAGTGTCGAAACAACGCCGCTGATGCCACCGCTGGAGAAGGCCGTCTGCAACTCCGAAAGCCATCCGTTCACCATGGGCAGGGCGGTGTCTTTCAGTGTGTTGGTAAAGCCTGTAGTAATATCCCCCAAAAACTGCATGGCGTTATCTTTTAGAGTTGAGAGCTGGCCGCTAAAGGTCTTGCTCTGTGCAGCCATGGCATTGTAAAACTGGCCGCCTTTACTGGTAGCTGACTGAAATGCTTCGGAAACGTCCTGCGCAGATATCTCGCCTTTACTCATTTCATCGCGCAGCTCTGCCATGCTTTTGCCAGATTTTTTTGCCATCTCATTTAGTGGGTTAAAGCCGGCATTGATAAATTGCAGCAGATCCTGCCCTGACATTTTGCCGGCGGAGGACACCTGCCCGAAAGCCAGGGAGAGTGCGTCAAAGCGCTCTGTGTTGCCCTGTGACACATCACCCAGCATCTTTAGAGTGGGCATCAGATTGTTGGCGGATACCCCGAAAGAGAGCAGTGTCTGCGAGCCTTTGGCGAGGTCTTTAAACTCAAACGGCGTGTCGGCAGCGTATTTTTTCAGCTGGGACACAAGCTCCTGCGCTTTATTCGCCCCGCCGAGCATTGTGCCAAATGAGGTGATGTACTGCTCCATTTGAGCGTTATATTTTACGCCGGCTGTTGCTCCGGCCGCAAGTGCCCCACCGGCGCCTCCAACTAACTTAGTCATACCGCAGATGGCTGTTTTTGCGGCGCTTGCAATTTTAGACAGGCCTGATTTTGCAGAACTGGCCATATTAGACAGCCCGCTTTTAAGCCCCTTTTCGTCAATTGATGTGTCGATTTTTATAGAGCCATCATAGGCCATAGCTTCACTTCCTTATCAGCCGCGACACATCCCCGCCGTGCAGCAGCACGTCATTGATAGCGTCAAGTTTTTCCTGTTCTCCCGCAGGGCGGGGCAAGGCATACAGGCGCTGCATTTCGCGGTAGTGTTTCTTTTCTTCGCCTTTCATTTTTCTTGTGTCCGCAGCCCGGTATCCCATGATTTTAACAATCATGTTGCCTTGCCGCAAAGACGCAAACAGCGCCCTGAATTTCCACCAATGCAGGTATTCAATCGATTCAAGGTCTATTCCATAGTCCGCTAGAAAAGCGGCGTAAATGTAGCCGCTATCATATTCATAATCGTATATGCGTTTCCCGTTGCCGCCACTTTTGTTTATCTCTTCTTTTGGCTGCTCACCGCAGCTATAAAGCCATAAAATAGCGCGAAAAGCACCTGCCGTATCCGGTGGAATTTCCGGATAAAACAGGTGCAGTGCAATCGCCCCGCGTAAATTATCAGGTACATCCGAGTCAAACATTAGCTGCTCAAAACGAATGCAGTTTCGGAAGTCTGCATCAATCGGGTACTGCCGGCCCCCAACCGAAACAGATATTGGTGCCCGGTCCAGCAGCAGGTTCATTTCTTTACCCGCTTTGTCGCGTCCCTGCGCGTATCGCGATTTGGCGTATATTTATTGACGATGGTCTGCACTCTCTGTATACCGGATTCGCTGGTTTGTTTGTACAGCTCAGCAAAGGCTTCCATGCAGTCTCCAATGTCACATTTTTCTCCAAAAAGCTTTTTATCGGTACCATTGCCAAAGATGGTATTGAAGCACTCGAAAATAGTGTGGCAAGCTTTCCGAATCTCTGTGGCAAACGATGTGCTGGGGTTCTGCTGCAGTTCCGAAATCCTTTCCTGCACGGTTTTAACAGCCTGCTCCGTTCTTTCGGCGGTGTCGGCATCCAGTGCATTGTATTCCAGTTCCACCCCATGAATTGTAACTGTGCTCATGATTTGTGTCCTCCTCAGGCATCGGCCGTGAATGTCTTAGTTGCGGTGTCAAACGTACCTTTGACAGGGTCGGAAACCCCGAGAAAATCACCATTTGCGCCAAGTTCTCCGTCATTGTTCGGCAAGTCTGAAACGGAAATTGCCACTCTGCGCTTGCGTGCATGATAACTCCCGGGCGTTTCGGTAACAGGATCGTCCAGGTCAACCTGCACGAAGTCTGTCTCTGCGTCATCGCCTGTTTTCAGCCCGTTTGCAATATCTCTGATGAAAGAGATTGCCTCTTCGTCTTTAATTTGGTCTGCCTCAAAGGATGCAGACCATTCATAGCCCGTTACGTGCTGCGACGCGGACTCCATATTGATGTATTGCTTTTTGGATGTCTGTGCAGATGGCGACTCATCTAGCTTCGAAAAGCCAGTGCCGCACAGAGCAAATTTCGCAGTGCTCCCAGTGGCGGATACATCGAGATAGTCCGCTTCCAACGTACGTTTTCTGGTCCCCATGTTTTTTATCCTTTCTGCAGGTAAATAAGCCTGCACTGTATTTGATATTTGCCTGTGTCAGGGCCTGCTGTAAACAGGTATCCTGTAGACTGTGATTCTATGGATTCTGGCTTCATTTCGGCGGGCAGTGCTGGAAAATTGCCCGCGGCCGATTGAGCTTCCAGCCAATCGGACAGTCTCTCATAGAAGCCGGAATTTGCAATATTCTGTAAAACGTCTGAGCCATAGTCATTTATTGACCGTATTACAAACAGGTACTGCCGCTTTGTGTCTCCATTTATATATTTCTTAATGATTTCCGTCGCTGGGGTAGTGTCTATGGAGTATTCTAAGCCCTTTCCCGGCAGGAAGTCCACGTTGATTTTGCTGTCCCCCATGAGTGAACAGGATAGAAAGTAATCCCGCAGCGCCTGAATAATCGTGTCTGCCATTTACTTGCCCCCTGCAATTCGTTTTGTACCGTCGACCCACTCGCCTTTATGGTCAGCTTTGGCGCGTTCAAACCACATTCCACCGCGCTGTGCGTCATAAGAACGGCTTTCCGCCGTGCTGTAATACTGCCTTTTGGCGTATGGTGTAATCCAGCTGACTTCTCCGGAACCGACAACCGTGCCGAGCTGGCCGGACTTTATGAGGGCACCGGTGCGGAATGGCACATAAGGGGAAGTGGCGCGTAAAATCTCACTGTCGAGAAATTTCTGTGCACGGCTGAAATCGTTCGTCTTTTTGGTTCCAAAGTTAGCAGACCAAGTCAATTTTGCAGTAACTTTTCCCGACTTTGTGGTAACAGTAACAATCTCACCGCGCGGAGTTGATACAACCAAATTAGGATTGCTCATTTCCCGTCAATCCTCCAGTGCTGCGCGGAAATGGGGCCGCGGCGGTTGTCCTTCCACCCTGTTACAACAAAAGCATTGCTGTATTTTTGTGTAATGTCGGATGACTTTTTGATTTCATCATTAATAATCCCCTTCACAACAATGTCACCATTTTGAATCGTCCAGAATCCCGGTAGGGAGGACTTTTGTTTTGCTGAGTAATTTTCCGGGAGAACGAATTCAGCGCCACAGGGGCTGGAAGAGACCGGAATACGAACGGTATAAGTGTTTGCAGAAAACAGCCCTTTGTCCCCAACGGTTACGGCCTGGCCAGAATGCCAAGAAACTCCTGAAATCTGTGTGCGAATCCATTCGTCGAGTCGGGTTTCATGATTATACCATTTGTTGTAGATCGTGATATCTTCATTTGCCATCTGCATATCAGTCCACCCCCGCATAGCGCAATGGGTGGGAAAGCGGAAGGTACAGATTTACTGCATCCTCTTTTTGTGCTGCATACTGGCTTTTCAGGACTTGCATGGATTCATAGGTTTCGCTGTAGCCGTCATTGCTGTATGATTTGATATCCTCATGGGATGCAGTCTTTTTAGCTGCTGCATGTTCATTCAGTACGACATCGGCGACAGCGCACACCGCCATTTTTACTTCGTCGGGAATATCTTCCGTATGGTTCCACTTTAACCGCCAGTAAGTCAGTAGGTTAACATACCCTTCTACCTCTCTCTCAATAACTGGCCAATCGGCTTCCGATACGAGGGAACCGTGGTAGGTCCCCTGATAGTAAGCAAAATCTGCATACAAGCAAATCACTTTCCTTTCGACTTTTCAGATTTTTCGGAATCTGGTGTCTCGGATTGTTCCGGGTCTTCTTTAGGCACAGTAGGCTCCTCCGATTCAGCTGCTTCATATCCCAGCGCCTTGTAGTGGAGAAAATTTTTGCTTTCAATATTGCGGTAAATACCGCCATTTTTAATTAACATAGGTTGTCACCTCATGCAGTCGGCTGCGCATGCAGATAGATGCCGGAAGCCTTGTTGTCCAGTATGAAAGCGTCATGATATTCGCGATACTGGAACAGCCAACTGTCATTCTTCTGGTTAGTGTCCGGGTCGAAAATTTTCGGCAACGCAAATTTAACTACCTGTGTAATGGCCTTTGGGTCAATCAGCATGAAGTTGATAGCCGCCGCGCCAGTACCTTTCTTAAAGCCAAACTCGCCGGCGCCACTATTCAATGTAATGGCGGTATAGAAGCGCGTCGGGGGAACATAGGCAATTGGCAAGCCGTTATAGTTCTGCAGCTGGTTGTTTACTGCGCTATCACTGCCATACTGGCGATTCAGAGCCTGTGCAAGTACCGGTTTTAGGTCACTGTTAATGTACAGGCGGCGACCTTCTGCGGTAACTTCGGCGCTGTCTAATGCTCTCACAGCCTCATCAATGGCAGGGATGATAGTGTCTTTTGTCAGTGCGGCGGCAGTTGCTTTCTGGATGCCCGTGGCACTGGCATACTTGGCAAAGCGGTAGGCGTCCAATTCAGGTACAACGTGGACACGCATAAAATCGCCGGTAACAGCACCAAATGCCATGCCCAGCGTTTCCTCATTATCCATGCGGTCAATGTTGATTTCTGTACCGCGTTCCTCACTGAGGTGCAGCGTTTCCCACGCGACTGTAGTGCTTCCGTGCGGGTATCCGTTTTCACGGCTGTAATCGCCAAGGCCGGATGTTTCCACCTTCATGATTTTTACTTCATTGGTGCCGGTGAAATCCGGCTTTGTGGCTGCGTCCATGCTGTTTGTGATGGATGCGGCTTTGTATATGCCGTCAATAACTGGCACAAATTTTTTTGCGTATTCAATAGAGTTTGGCATTATTCTTTACCTCCTGTAGTGTCCGGGGCGGAAATGCCCGCGGCTTTGTAGGCTGCCGCAGCGAAAGTGTCCAGCTGCGTGTCCGGGGACTCATGGTGTTCCCCAGCACTGCTGATGTGCCCGGCAGTCTGGTTGTCTGCGGCAGGCTTTTCTTCTTCAAAAAGAAAAGCCTTGTCTTTTTTCAAGTTCTGTACCTGTTCGTCAAGTCCGAGTACCTTGTCGCCGTCAATGGTTACGGCGTCCATGTTGACAAATGGCAGTACTGCCTTGACGTCGCGGGCTTTGGCACCCATCAGCGCAAGATTTACAGCACTGGATTTTTTCAGTGTGCCAATATCGGTGTCATATTTGGCCTGTACGTCTTTGACATCCTGCTTCAGTCTTTCAACATCAACACCGTCAAACGCTTTCATCTTACCCTGCAGGTCTGTGATAGTGTCGTTGGCAGTTTTCAGTTCGGCGGCCTTGCCGTCAAACTTGCCTTTGTCCACATATCCACCCTCTGACAGGTCAACGAACTTTGCTTTGTGCTCATTGGCGGATTTTTCAAAGTCCGCATAAGTGAGTGATTTACCTCCGAAAAGTTCTTTTATATCCATGGTAATCTCCTTGCCGCATAGATTTATTTTATAAATGCGCAGCCACTCTGCGCCGTGTGGCCCCGGTGTTTAAAGCCCGGCCGGGAAGGGGCAAATGAGTATGAAAAAGCAGTCCGCAAAGGCTGCCAGTTTCTAAAATTGGGCGTAAAAATACCGCCGGGCGTGTGCCGGGCGGCTTAATTGTAATTTTCACATTTATCACATATTTCGTGTGCTTTTTGCCAACCACATGGCGGACGAAGCTTTGGCGGCAAATTCAAGCTGTCATTACCAATATTGGAGATGTCAAAGCACAGACCGGCGGCAATTTTTTTGTTCCAAATAGGGCAGAGCACTTGCTCATCTTCATTTTGTGGATTCGTGATAAAATCCATATTTTTTTGCCACCCCCAATACTTTTTTCCCTCCTTCATCAAGATGACCAATAGAGGACACGGTGCCATCTGATTTTATTGCAATAAATCCGGTTTCCGAATAGTAAACATGCTGCATACCATTGCGCTGTCGGATTGCAAATTTAGGAGATTTCGTGATGCGTTCCACATCTTTTAAAGTCATACCGCGCTCAGACAGTCTATTCAAAGCATGACCGCTAAAAGTTAGAGCGTTTGGTACGTCAGGAGCCTTTACAAGCGTCCCTTTTACTCTAATTGTACCACTCTCGCGCAGACTGTTCAACTCCTTGTTTGCAGAGTCAAGCCGCTGCTGTACCTTTGCAGCCTGTACTGCTTTTTGTGCCTGACTGCGGCCAAAAGAAACAGTTGTGTGTGCCGCATTTTCACGCGTGGCAACGACTTGCTCCCGTTCACGCTGGCGGTAAAGGCCGGTTTGACTGCAGAAGTCTTTCAGCTTCGCTTCCTGCTGTTTCAGCCGGACGGCGGCAGCATCAAACTCCTGCTTCATGGCTTTGGCAGTGGGCCCATCCTTTGCGGATTTTACCGCTTCATCATATCCTGCGGCTTTTCGCTTGCTGTCACGGATTGCCCGCTCCATTGCACGCTGTCGCTGGGTGGCATCATAGTATTTGATTTTTTCACCGTTATACTGCACCGCCTGGTTTTCATAAGTTTTTAACTTGTCGCTCGGGTAAGCACGTTCTGAAAGTCCTTCATAAAATGGGAAAAAGCTGTGCCGGCAGTGCCAGCCGCAAAGGCCAGCGCCGGTGCCATATCCGGTGGCACTCTCAAAATCGTCATACTGGTCGCTTTTGCCCGAACGGCTGAATACCTGTCCCTGCCAGACCTGATGAGATGGCCGTGCGCCTGCATGAGCAGTGGTTTCCACAAGGTCGCAGTCCATGTCATCCGCATAAGAAAGTGATATTTCTGCCGCGGTTTGATTGGTGCCAGTCAGCACCGCGCGTCGTGCGGCAACGTCCAGCCGGTCATGGTGGCCGCTGGGGTAGGTTACCCAGTCACCGCCTTCTATGGCTGCTCGTACTGCATTGCGGATAGCAGAGGTATAATCAAACGCGCCGCTTTCCACCTGTATTTCTGCAATCGTAGCGGCATGAATAAATGCCTGCTGTGCGCCGCTGGCGGTCGTCTGAGTTAGGTTTTGCAGATATCCGCTTGTCTTTGCAAGTCCAGCGTTCAGCACCTGCTGCGCAGCCGGAGCCATGGAAAGAGGAGGCGGAGACAGCCCGGCAGACGTATAAATGGGGCTGTCATATTCAACGGCCTTTAGCCCAATATCTTTAAACAGTGCCCGCACCTGCTGTTCGGACTTGTTAGAATACCGAGTGACTTCAGCAATGATTTCATCATATAGCATTCCGCTTTCCTGTGCCCGCTGAATTTGCCATGTGGCAGTATCTGTAACGCGCCCGGTTTTCATCAGCCTCCGCACCACATCCCGTACAATCCGCTGGTCAAGTTCACTGTACAGCGCCACAATATCGTCGGAGACGTGTTCAAGATATTCAGGTGGCAGCATTGTTATCACCAGACTGTTGTTTAAAGCCAAAAGGATTTGTGATATCAACGGTGGGGCCAAGTGCTGCTTTGGCTTCTTCTTCTGATTCTCCGTACCACTTGACACGGTATTCCCATTTCTGCATCAGCCCGTCACGCACATCTTGTCGGTCACGTTCACGTTCCTGCTCTTTGTCGATGATGTACGAATCTTCAAACTTAATTTCAATGTCGCAGTTTTCATCTACTGGCTGCCCCATGAATTCCCGGCCGATATACAGAATACCGCGCACCAGATTTTGCAGAGCGTGTTCTACCACAATGTAGTGTTTGTTTGCGTTCTGTACCAAGTCTTGACGCTCACCAGTGTACTGCGTAGCCGTTTGAATCGTGCCGCCGTCAAAGGAATAGAAGCGGGTACCGAGTCCACACTTGAAACTGAGATAATCAAGCGCCGCCTGAATACCTTTGATGTTTTCATCTACGCGCAAAGCCGGGTTATACTCGTGCAGCGGTGCATTTTTAGCGTCTAAGTCAAGCCCTTGCCCTTGTGCCGGCAGTGTTAAAAACAACTGTTGTGCCATATCGTCCGGTGTAATAACAGCGCCACTTTCGGTGCGGTGAGTCAGAGACTGGTCATAAAAGACTTTCTTGCCGCCGAGCTTAAAGTCCTTGACAAAGTTATTAAAAGCAATGTCTACATTTTGCAGCTCGTCGATGGCGTTGGCATAAACAGACAGCCCCATGCCGTTAGAGCAGGGGAGATTGTTGGAAATGTTCGGCTCAATGACAGAGAACCATGGAATAGCGGAGCCAGTGAAAATCACCGGCGCCATGCCATCCGGCAGTGGAAGCGGTCTAAATGAACCGTCATCATAGGCGAAGAGGTCATTGGTAATGATGTACAACCCATCTTTACCTTTCGTATGTTCTTCCAAATAAATCTGATATTTCCCATGTACCAGCTGCACCGACGCAAAAGCAGCCTCTGTAATGTGTCCAGACTGAGTTGAGATAGGGAAGATATACGGCGCATCAAGGTAGGAAATGACAATATGGGCTTCAGTGCCGCGCAGAATCGTTCCGGCGGTATTGACGGGGGCGTTTATCAGCCGCAGAACGAAAGCACCTGTGCCGCTGTAAAAGGCACGTTCCACCAATTCGTTGCCTTTGCTCCAGAAATCATTTTCTCCCAACACGCCAGTGACTTGCTTCCGCCCCTGCAGAAATTCACTGCTTGCTTTGTCGCCGACTGCAATTTCTGTTTTTTCGTTCAATAAGATAGACGCCCAGTCTTCACAAACTTTTTTGGCCATTTTCATGGAGTAGAGTTTGCGCTCCAACTTGCGGTCACCGTCCAGTTCATAGTAGCGGTGGAAGGCTTCCACATAGCCGCACCACCATGCTTTCCAGAGCCGAATATGATTGTAATATTGTGTTTGCAGGCTTGTACCGTACTTCTTGTTGAGATACTGCAGAATCGGCGCTGTTTCCAAATTGTCCATTATGTTGTTTTCACCAGCTTTCGCATGAAACGTTCAAAGGAATACTCAAATGCATCTAGAATATCAATATCGGAAGTAAAATCATCCAGCCGCTTATCCTCGCCTTTTTCTGCTGCTTTGCTGTCCCATACAGCGCCTTCTAAGCCACGCCGCAATAAGTCGCAGCCGCGTAAAAGGTGCAGTCGGTTAGTGTTCAGCAGCGTGTTGGTGCAGATGATACGGGAAGTAATGGCGTTCTTATCGCTGTCGCCGACCGGAATATTCAGACCGGCAGCCAGCAGCCCCTTTCGCAGGGTAGTAATCAGGTACTGTTCTGCGCAATCGGCAAAGCAGTAACGAATATAAATACCCGGATAATCCGCTTGAAGCCGGCGGATAAATCCGATGAGTTCACGCACCATGCGGTCAGCGTCAATTTCACCTTTTGTGCCTGCAATGTGATAGTCTCGCAGTACGATTAATTCACTGTAATTGCGCAGGACCGCTGTTGCAACGAATGCTGTTAGAGAGCGATTGCCGCCGAAGTCGATACCAATGCTGATAAAATCGATCTGTTTTTTGTCCACAGTATCGACTATCCAGTGTTCCGGGTTGTCTGCAAACTGGCGGTAAATTAAGCCGTCTGCTGTTTTCCATAGGCCAAGTATAAAGCGGTCATAGTAAACGCCGGAGTATTCTTTTTTCAGATTTGCAATATATTCTTTGTCCAAATATGGGTTATCATCAATTAGGAACTGCATACAGAGCATATCCAATTCATCGCAGCGGTCAATATACTTGACTTTCAGCCAATGCTGCGGGCTGTCCGGGTTTGTTGTGGCAATCAGCTTCGCTCCGGGGCAGGAGAGGCGGGACAGGAGCATAGAAAAGAAATCCTCAGTGAAAAGCGTCAGCTCATCACAATAGGCACCCTGCAGTGTCATACCACGGATTTTGCTTTCGGCGCGGGAATCATTGACGCCCTCCAAATAAATAAGCCGCCCGAACAGGCAGCCTTCCTTTTTGCTGATGGAATATGTAAAGTTGTCCTTTCCAACAAGTGTCTGCAGCAGGTCAAGGCAGTTGCGGCGTAGGGAAGTGAGTGTCTTTGCCACCATCAGGTAGTTACCCTCCTGCGGCATGGTTGCCACCCAGAAAGCCCACAAAACAAGACTAATCCATGTTTTCCCGGAGCGCACAGAGCCTTCCAGTAGATTGATGCGCCGGAGCTTGTGCTGCTGCCAGAGCCGGAGAAGCCGCAGTTGCTTGTCCGAATACACTTTACTCATCTTCCTGAAGCCCCTTTATTAAGTCTTCCAGTTGACCAGAGTCGTTAGTGCTTGTGTCGTCCTCACCAATCAGGTTCCGCAGCTCTTTAACTGCTGGAACATCTCCAGCCTGTGCCGCCTGCATCAGTGCGAATACCACCAGCATTTTGTTGTCACAGCCCTCCGGCGGAATCCCCGCGCGGGCGAGCTTGTTCCAACGCCGCCGGTCGGAGACGGGGAGGGACAGCAGCAGGTCCGCATACTCGCGCATGGTGCGCTTTGCACGGCGTGCAGCACCTGAAGCTTTGCCACCTTCACTGGCAATTCTTTTCCGCTCGCTCTCTGTTCGTTTGTCGAACGGAACTAGATTCTTTTCGTTGCTCACTACGGACCACCGCCACCGTCCACGTTACCCGGCGGCCGCCCGACGCGCATCAGGTTGTCACGCCGTGGCTTTGCCAGCAAGTCAGATATGCGGTTATGCAGCTTCCGGTGCTCTACAACTGGGTCCATGGTATCAGCTCCCTCAGAATATAAAAATAGCAGTCCGGTTAAAGACTGCTGGATAATCAATGACAGGGCTTATTGATATTGCCTGCCCGGATAGATATCACCTGCCGACACGGACTGACATTACAGTCTGACATTACAGTCTGTCAGTACAGGATAATGCAGCCTCCGGCTCGGATGCCTAAGTCGTCACTGTGTGTCTGCTTTTTACCGCCCCCAGCAGAATTTTGGGCGTCAATAGGGTGTGTCTTGTGCATCCGTGCTGTGTTCTCGTACGCAGCCAAACTACTTCAAGTTTATGGGCTTATGTATATTTTAGAGAGGAAAAATTAAATGAAAAACTCTTGTAACCAAACTATTAGTTCTGATATTTATTCGTTCTCTATTTTTAATTATATCATAACATATGGTTACATATTGTTACATTGCCTAAAAAATCTGTACAAATATTGGTGGTTGGATTCTATGCTGTGCCCTGTGTCACTTGCTATCCGCGCCCATGACTTCCCTTTACGATAATGCAGGTCAAGTAAATTCTTTGCCCTTACGTCTGTAATGCCGTCTATGTACGCGTCTAAGGCGTTTAATTTCTCATGCAGTAGTTTTACCTCCTGCTGCGTTTTATCGTCACAGGCAATCCCACGGAGCATGATAGAGTGTGGGGAACCGGAAGAATAGTCTTTTGCTGTGTCTCCAACAATTTCCGTCTGTAATGTATGTAACCGGACGGATAAATCATGGTAATTCGATAATTCATTGTGAGTCATGATTGTGCCTCCATTCGTGCCCATAGCCGGTTAAGCTTAAATTTTCCTGCTCTGCGGTATCTCCAAAAATTATCCGCATTTGGTCAAGCATTATCTGCACATCGGCAATCTCTTCTTTGATGTTTTCCCGGCGCTTTTGGAATCCAGCCTGTGTGGATTCCCAACGTAGTTTCAGCAACTCTTTTGTCAGTTCCGACATTTCTTCAATGCACATATCCACCTGCGGTTGTTCTCCATATGTATTAATTGCTCGGCCCTCAATTTCTTTTCTGCGGCCATCCGTCATTTCCTCCAACCTCCTTGTAAATAAGCTATTTGCCATAATCTT